ATGTTGAAGTTATTCGCTAAGTACACATCGATCGGTGTTCTTAACACGCTTATTCATTGGGGCGTATTTGCTTTTTGTGTGTATGGGATGCATACGCATCAGGCGCTGGCGAACTTTTCCGGTTTTGTTATCGCCGTATCGTTCAGCTTCTATGCCAATGCGCGCTTCACCTTTAACGCCAGTACCACCACGCTTCGCTACATGATGTACGTGGGATTTATGGGAACACTGAGCGCTGTTGTTGGCTGGATGGCTGACAAATGCTCCTTGCCACCACTCCTTACTCTTATCACCTTTTCAGCTATCAGCCTGATATGCGGATTCATTTATTCAAAGTTCATTGTCTTTAGGGATGCGAAATGAAAATCTCTCTTGTCGTTCCAGTTTTTAATGAAGAAGACACGATACCGATTTTCTATAAAACGGTACGTGAGTTTAATGAACTAAAAGAATATGAAGTGGAGATCGTTTTTATTAATGACGGAAGCAAAGATGCAACTGAATCAATAATTAACAAAATAGCTGCATCTGATCCGCTCGTTATTCCGCTTTCGTTTACGCGAAACTTCGGTAAAGAACCTGCTCTTTTCGCGGGGCTCGACCACGCAACCGGGGATGCGGTCATTCCTATTGATGTCGATTTACAGGATCCGATAGAAGTAATCCCCCATCTCATTGAGAAGTGGCAGGCTGGCGCAGATATGGTGCTGGCTAAGCGCTCAGACCGCTCAACTGACGGGCGCATGAAGCGTAAGACAGCTGAGTGGTTTTATAAGCTGCACAACAAAATCAGCAATCCGAAAATCGAAGAGAACGTTGGCGACTTTAGGTTAATGAGTCGTGAAGTTGTCGAAAATATTAAATTAATGCCCGAACGCAACTTGTTCATGAAGGGTGTGCTGAGTTGGGTTGGGGGACACACTGATGTTGTGGAGTATGCGCGCGCGCAACGTGTGGCTGGCAACACTAAATTCAACGGATGGAAGCTATGGAATCTGGCGATAGAAGGTATAACTAGCTTCTCAACTTTTCCTCTGCGTATGTGGACCTATATCGGTCTGGTTGTCGCAGGAATGGCTTTTATTTACGGGGCGTGGATGATTTTGGATACGCTCGCCTTCGGAAACCCAGTAAGAGGATATCCTTCATTACTCGTCTCCATACTTTTCCTTGGAGGGGTGCAGTTGATAGGGATAGGCGTGCTGGGAGAATATATTGGCAGAATTTATATTGAAACCAAAAAACGTCCAAAATATTTACTTAAGGATATTAAAAAATGACCAAAAAGGGGCTTTCGGTAATATTAGTTTTTTTGATATTTTCATATATTTTTACCGCATTAAGCTATAAATTTATCCCAAGCTCTGACAGCATGAGTGGTATTTTAGAGGCTGCTGACATTGCAAACGGAAACATAACACTAAAAGGATGGTACTTATCTACAGTAACTTTCTATTTTACTGACTTAGTCTGGTTTGCTCTTGCTATAAAGCTTTTTGGTTATTCTGAATGGATAACATACGTTATACCTGGATTAATGGCTGGTAGCCTGTTCGCTTCATGCTATGCACTGGGAACAATTTCTGGCTACAAAAAAGCATGGGCTTTGCTACTGTTCCTTGCTTTCCCTGGTGCTGCTGTCAGTTACATGCTTTCTGTAGCGATAATCCATGTCCCTACATATACTTATATCGTTATTTCATATATATTAATTGATTTTTATTGTCGCAGAAGAAATAGATTATATTTATTTCTATCATCAATAATCGCATCTTTAACGATATTTAGCGATGATATAACAATATATTTATTTTTTTTGCCAATTGCATTGAGCTGTTTTATAGCCAATGAAAATGCAAAAGATAAATTTGTAATATTTTCGTCTTTGGTTTTTTCGTATTTTTTATTCAAGTTAATCTTACATTTTACTAACTCGGCTGATTTTTTTTATTTGCCAGGGGTTGGTTCGCCTACATTTGTTAGTTATGACAAGTTAACTTTTAACATCTCGCTACTTTTTAAAGGGCTTTTGATATTATTCAACGCTGATTTTTTTAGTAAAATAATCAGTTCACCTGAAGGAATATTCTCTTCTTTAAAATTCACATCATTAGTTATATTTTTTATACTTTTAATTTCTTCGCTTATAAAAATAAGAAAGTTTAGTCTCGTTGACGCCGCGCTATTGATAGCATCTCTTATTATGATTCCTGCATATGCCTTAAGCGATAAACCAGTGGATGAGGGTACAACAAGATATTTAATTCCTGTCATTATTTTTGGTTCAATTTTCTTATGTCGAAATGCGAATGTACCAAAGATATCAAATATAGTTTTATGGTTTTTTCAATTTCAATTTCTGCTTATTCATTAATATATGTAAATCAGCCTGATTTCTTATTTCGCAATGACAGAACCACATCAAAATATAGGCTTATATCTAATTTTTTGACTCAACACAACTTATCTAATGGATATGCAACATTCTGGAATGCGGCAGCGGTGAGTGTGGAAAAGAAATTCAATATAGCCCCTGTTAACATCGACATAGAAAATAAAAAAGTTTTGCCATCTTTTTGGTTAACAAAAATATCATATTTTAACAATGGAAATAACTTTTTCATTGTTGATAATGACCAACAAAAAAAAGTCATAGAAGAATTATATGGCAAACCAGAATTAACATATATGGTGTGGGATTCCCCCATCCTGGTTTACAGTCATTCTATTAATATTTATGATGGCGATATAGAAGGAAGTGCCAATGTAGTAAAAAGTGACTTCAAGGTTGGGGACAATAATCAAATATGCAATGCTGGCGTACAAGGCATGGTTGCATATGGGCCCTATAAGACTCTTGGTCGTGGGTGGTATTCTTTAAAAATTAATGCACATGGCGATCAGTATGAAGCATTAATTTTTTCTTATATAACAGGAAAAAAAATCAAGATGTCTGAGAATAAATATAAAAATGGTTCTTATATTTTCGAAATAAACGAAGATATGCCATCTGCAGAAATACAGTTATTCGCTCAAAAAGATTCAAATGTATGTTTTGAGTCATACTCACTTCAGCATATAAAATAATAAAGTCATGGAAAAGCGTCAGTAACTAATACAGGCGCTTTTTGTCTATAGAAAACTCATGCTGTTAAGCGGGTTTTGGTTGAAATGTTCCGAAAATCGGAATAGTTATTCCACACCAGCGCTATGAATTAGATGGCGAAGAGCATGCTGTAACCCCCTACTATAGTAGCACCTTCAGATTGAACATACATGGTACCAATCTTATATAATTGCCTGGCGTCGAACGCCCCGAGAAGTACCGTACCAGTAGTTGCCGTCGATTATGTCTGGCGAGCGCCGATAACTTTCATGCCGCCTACTGAACAAGATGTTACCACATTAAGAGAGGAGACCAGCGATTACGATATTGCATCTGTTTTCGACACGTAGTCGTTCTCAATAGAAGAGGCGAAAAAACACCAAGCCACTTGATGGCGTTTTTTATTAGAGGCAATAAATGTCGGCTTTGGCAATGAAGGTTTTGAAATGCTAATCGCAGGAAATGTCAGCATCACCAGTGCTACTCTTACTTCTATTGCGTGTGATCTGAAAAAGAATATTAATGGTGACGGCTTTGACACGCCATATGATCCAGCAGGCTTCCGCAGATGTGTCTGGCTTGTTCAGCAGTCTCCAGAATCAGGGATACATCCGAAAAACGTCAAAATGAGTTCCGGAATTCAAAGATGCCCTCAGTAAATCGGACTCCCTCGTTGCGCTGTTAAAGTCTGAAATGGAGACACGCAGGAATGTAGCACCAACAACTCGCTAGAGAATCAAAAAGCTGAGCCAGATGCCCCCGGAATCACACAGCCTCACACTTGATGATGCCTGTGTATTTCTTCAAGTTACCAAACCTATCGCTACTAACTGGATTCACACAGGCTGTCTGTAAACATCATGTAAAGATTCCGCCAAGTCAGTCAATAGGTATGCATAAATTTAACCGAACACACTAAGCAAATAGGCGTAATATTGAACGATTGTGTCCCAGCTTCCCCACAATGAAAGAGCAGAGAAAATAAAAGAAATGTAATTTGTTGATTTTTAGATGGCGCGCCCTGCAGGATTCGAACCTGCGACCCACGGCTTAGAAGTTCCTAGAACCACCTTTTAAGTCAACAACATACCGCGTCACACCTGCGCTCACACGTCCCATCTTCGAAAAAGATAGAAATTGGTCGAAAGGCATATAAAAGCCTTTACGTCCCATTTTTGTCTCACGTCACCCAGAAATCATAAAACTCACTGGGACTCGATCTGTGTGCAACCGCACAGCGTATCCTGATACACACTTGGAGATAATGAAGTCTTCCGTAGTTGGTGGCTAGCCCGACGATAAATCGGGCTATTGGGTAGATTAAGCGATCAGATATGAGCCGTTGATTCTCACGGCTTGCGATGCCCCAAGAGATGCATAACCTGTAATCTCAATATAACCAGTTTCTCGCACATACGCCTCAACAGGCACAAGGCTACCACCGCTAGATACCCCCCATGCAGAAATAGGTGTGTCAACAGACGGTCTAAGATTTTCTGCGATAAGCCACGCATTCGCTGCCGTACCATTTGTCAGCGATCCGCTAATGAATACCTGATGAGCATTTGGTGTTGCCTTAAAGTCTGATAGCGCCACCCATCCATTTAAAGCATTCCCGTTAAGCACCGAAGGGAGCGCGCTAAAGTTTCCGTTGTTATTGTAATACGCGATTACATTAGCTGGGTTAAATCCCGTACCACCGAGATACTCAACCCCACCATAGTTGCCATTTGATATCAGTGAGCTATGTGTAAATGTCGATGCAGCAAATGAATAACCCCATCTTGTGCTGCCTGTTACTGAACCCTCGCCCAATGTTATGTATTGAGCCGATCCGTTAATTTTGATGCCCCCTGAAACGCCTGAACACTGGTGAGAACCGATATTCCAGTTAACGCACTGATTACCCACCTCCAGAGAGTAATAGTTTCCATAAACCTGTGACGCATAATAATTTCCGATTGTGACATGGCTGGTATAACCATCCGCCCCGATGGCAGGAATAAACCCCCATGAAGCATTTTGCACTCTAAGGTCACCAATACTGATGTTGTCGATGGAAACCCCATCGTGAGCATCGTAAATTCCACCGAGAGATACTGCCGGCAGCAGTGAACTATCAATCAGACCAATAGTGATACTGTCCATTCTGATATCGCTGCATGGTCCGCCTGAATCAGATTTTAGAATAAAACCGTCACCATACTGTCCATAGACATGGGCGCGACCACCGCGCAAGTTCTTACACTTGATTGTCAGCCCATGGAAACCACCGCAACACTCTACGTAGCCAAGCGTAACGCCTTCAAGTTGTTCAAGCAGAATGCTGTGGGTACCTGGATTGCTTGAAACACCGAGAGAGTTAAGCGTCCTGACGTTGTCAATTCCGATATTTGCTTTCGCACCGACTCCATAGATCTGCACCGCATCTTCATAGGTTGTCGTGCTATACAGCGTAGTTGACACATAATTACCACAGTCAACGCCTAGGTTGAAAAGTTTGAAACCTTTGGCCTGGTTCTTCACTGAACCCTGAATTACCGTCCCGGAACCGCTGACAAATCTGCTCCAGTCCGACGCATATTCCGGCATGCCCATGCCAACAATCATGATGTTTTTCTTGGTATTTCTACCTGACGCCCATAAGCCTGTGATGTTGTAATCTTTTTTACCAAGTAGAAGTGTTGCCCCTTCCGGCGCTGCGTTCCATGCTGCCTTTAAGTCGCCGTTATAGGGTGCGTTATCAACTACAATTACAGATGACGGAAGGTTATAATGCTCAGCCAGTCCACCAACCAATAGGTAGCCATCAGGCTGACTAAGTCTGTATTCAAGCTGATCAGGGTCGTACTTAAGCACGTTTGGGAAGTAAAACTGCTGAGTCCCATATGCGTCATAAACAGCCATAGAATGGCCTTGCACAGTCACAAACTTTGCAATCTGTCCGTTGTATACCGGATATCCAGCAGCGTTGATAACGATTGGCTGTGGCACCTGAATATGAGTACCATCTTCTCGTTCCAGATATACAGGGATCTGGTTTTCTTGGTTTACCGGGTCAGTGTCAATCTTACCGATATAAATTTTTCCATTAGCTACGGCTTTAAAAGAACGCGCCATAGTGAAGAGTTGCGAAGGCATACTCACTACAATATTAGGGGTAATGTTTGACATTATGCTTTTACCTTGCAGGTTTTGAGATGCTGCAAACTTAACTGGTAATAGCGACGTAAGGCCGAGTAAAGACTTTAAGAGCGTTCTTCTTTTCATGATTCTTCATCAATTTTGATGGTTTGAATAGATCATGCAAAAAAGAGTGCCTGTTATCAACCTGACAGTCATTTAAGTTGCGCATCATTGCGTTAAAGTTTGATATGGTTTGGCTAATAGGAGATTTTATGGACAGAAACTTATTGAACTTTGCATTCCTTATCTTCGGCATCGTAGTTGGTAAACTACTATTCGCTTAAGGATTCTGATTTTGCACCCTGAGCGAATGAGTTAACTGCCCGCTCAACATCAGATAACGCTTTCTCGAATGCGGTAGAACCACGTGGCGTGTTAGCCAGGCGAAGCATTGCGTTTCGTGCCGGTTCACTTTCATACATTCTCGCCAGCAATCCATAACCACCACCGACCCCAACTAGCGCTGGGTTAGTTGCAGACCCAATTCCTAAGATGAATGGGATTGTCTGCTGTCCGGTTGGCGTCGTTACACCTGCCTGCCCCGCACGCTTGGTTGACTCAAGATAGTTTTTCAGCCCTTTCAAATATGCAGCATCACGGCCTTTAAAAGCTATACCAGTCTGGTTAGACATCAGATTTACCTGGCGCAGGAATTGATCAGGAGAACCGCCTGATTTCTCCATAGCCTTTCCGATGATGCCGTTACGCATTTGTGCACGGCCAACCTGCCCAACTGACCGGTATAGATTCTGAATCTCAGATTTGTTCTTGCTGAACAGCATGTTGTTGACCACTTCAGGAGTTAAGTCTCCTTTCATGATCACGTTCTTTAGTCGAGTATTCTGGAGTTTGTTAGCTTCGTCAGCGTATATGGCGTTAGCTTGCTTATAACGACGCAGGGTGTCATTACCAAGATTCTGTCCGATAGCGCTGTCGATATCACCTGTCATTGCATTGTAAATACGCTGAATGGCTGCATAAGATCGGTTTGGCAAGACTGTTCTCTCTCCTTTAACATCCTGCCTAAACTGGCTTCTCAATCCGCTTAACTGCTGCAAATCCATTGCCATTGGCCCGTTTGCTCCAGCATTGCGGGTAAGCTCATCGCGATAGGCCTGAAGCTTAGAAATCGTATCGTTATCCGCAACCTTTCCAAGTTTCTGCAAACTGGCTATTTCAGTATCAATCTGCTGAATTGCCTTTGACGGCTGAATGTTTACGCCTGCCATTGCGTTTTGCACTTGTTCCAGCCTATTCCCCGCTGCGCGCTTTATTCCTGACGTTTTTGCTTTCAGACTACCAACCACAATCGACGGATCATACTCACCAAATCGCGATGCAAACTCATCTACCAACTGACTGCGAGCTTCTTGCTGATTAGCTCGCATAGTGCTTGTCCCAGCAAATGGGATATTTTCAGCTGTGGTTTGCGCCATGCGACCGACGCGGGAAGCAGGCTGTAACAGGTCTGTGGTGTGCAGAGGCACTCCTTCACGCTCTGCAAATCTGATAGCCTGCTGCGCTTCTGGTGCAATAGCACCACGAACGCCACGATAAGCAGCACCTAATCCACGTCCGGCAGCGTTAATAGCGCCGCCTGCCAGAACACCAACGCCTAAATCGGTGGCGAGTGCTTCCGCATCATCTTTCGTACTGTTTGCAGCAAGTGATCCGACTGCGTTTTCTGCGAGAAGTCGTGTTGCCCCCTGAGCAATTCGACCAGCAAGTGTTGGTGCCTGTGTTGCCGCTCTCTCAACGCCAGCAGGAGTGAGGTAAGGTAATGCTTCAGCAAATACCCTTCCCTCTGTCGTTTGTGGAGTCAGCGCGCCTTGCTGAAGGCCAAACGCCTGCTCTAATTCCTGCGTTGTTACTCGTGGCGCTGGTTGATATGTCCCATCGCCAATGCCGAGTTTACCGCCAGCCCATGCCGCCGCGCTTGTCACAGCATCGGTAACTGATGCAGGTATGTTTGCCACGTTTACACCAGCCTGCACCAGTCCGCGACCAGTTTCAGCCGCGGCATTGCCAAGGTCGGAAATGAAACCTCCTTGCTGCTGTGGCGCTGCCTGTGTACTTTGCTGTACAGGCTGTTGTGTAGCTTGATTCTTCCTAGGGAGGTATTCATCAGCTTGCTGGTTGTGCAGACTCTCCGCATATGCAGTGGCATCGTCAGGATTTTCGAACATACCAAGATGCTTTCCCGTCCTCATGAAGTTATCAATAGCTTCATCATCAGACATAATGCGACCATCATCACTAACGGTAGGAATCAGCACCTCTCTACCATCTATATTGGTAGACATGCTCCGCACAGTGCTAATGCTGCCATCAGAGTTTTTAACAACAGGCCGATTGTGAATGTCAATATTACCCTTCTCTAGCAGACCTCTAGGGTAAGAAGAGTAAAACGCTTGTTTTGCCTGCTCTGCATTTTCTCCAACTTGCGGGGCAACGACTTCATTGAAGTATTGCTCCTGAGCCTGCGCTTTTTGTTCTGGTGCTAACGCCTGATACTGTGGAGAGGCGATAACATCTTTCCATGCTTTAGCCATTAATCACCCCATAGTGAAGAAAAGTTACTGCCAGCAGGAGATTGTTGTACTGGCGCATTCTGTGCCGGCTCCTGATAATCAAACTGTTTTTTAACAGTGCTTAACTTACTTTCAAGCTGATTTCGAATCTTTCCGATAGAGTCACGAAAAGCTTTTTCACTCATTTTGGGACTTAGAGCACCAACTGCATCGGATAATTTTTTACCCTCAGCATCCGAGAGAGCACCCATCCCCTTCAGGGACTGCACCATAGGAAGGAAAGTTTGAGCTTTAAAGGTGTCGAGCCTTGCTTCAAAGTTAGCTGCATCAGAACCAGGAACTGTCGGAAACGCTGAGCGAATGCCTACTGCTTTTGAAAGGCCGGGGCTTTGCTCTATCTCGTTGAGAGAATCAAGCGCAGTGCTGAACGTATCAACTGCGCCCTGAGCGGCGGCCTGTCTGTCAGCCTTTGCTATTTCTGCCTTCTGACGAACATCAGCTTGTTTCTGCTTAAGCTCATCCAGTTTTATCTGGTTAGTCTCTCTGGCGATTTGACGATCGAGAACCTTATCCTGTAATTCTGCTCTCTGAATTTCACGCGATAGCGCCGCGTTCTGAGCGCTGATGTTTTGCCCGCGTACAGTGATATCTTGCCCGCGTTGCTGAAGAGCTTCTCCAGCCTGATTGCTGCGGATTGTCTCTGCCAGCCTGCCTCGGTCAATCTCACGGCCAGCCATCTTGTCCTGAACAGCAAACGCCTTTTCGGGTCCAAGCGCACCGAGAGACATCGTAGTCAGCATGTGTGATAGCTGTTCTGGGTTCTGTACCCCAGTCTGTATCATCCAGTCCGGATTAGCGCCAACACGGTTTAACCTGTCCTTGTTATCAGTAATGAATTTACTGTAGGCTTCCGGCCCCTGAGAAAGAGCGACGTTAGCCCTCATAGCTAAATCGCCCATATCGTTACGCTGCTGCTCATTAAGACCGGAAAACGCCTGTTGTGCCTGTGCAACAAACGCTGGATTTTCCTGCGCGAACTTGATGAGTCCTGAATTGTCACCAGTAGCCCATGCGTTGGCATGAACCTGGTTGAATGCGTTTAGCGCTTTCTGTTGCTGTTCCTGTTTATAAATATCAGCAACGCCAGCCAGACCACGCAGCCCTGTTAAAGCCACATTATTAGCGCCTGAACGGGATAACTCATTGTTCTCGCGAATCAGACCCAGCGTTGCGTTAATATCTCTTGCTTTTGGTGCGTTTTCATTTTGTGCGACAATTCCAGCCAGAAAACCACCAGAATTAATGCTCTGCTGCCACGTAGCCATTGATTACCCCTTAAAACAAAGAACCAAGCAGACCAATGCCACCACCGATAGCCGCTCCCCATGGGGTTGACATTGACAAAGCATTGGCTATTCCACCGCCTAACAATGCACCGGAGGCAGCACCACCAACAGCAGATTGCATAGCTGATGGCCTGTTGGCATTTGCCGCTGCGAGAGCTGCATTCTGTTGTGAAATCTGGCTCATGTTATTGGCATATGTCTGTCCGGCGTTTGCCTGCCCCTGAAGCGCTCCAAGGCCAATGTTTGCAAGGTTCTGATAGTTATTCATCTGACCTGACAGCCATTGCTGACCAAGTGTTGGGGCGATTGCTGCAAGCTGGTTACTGGTCGCTGTAGAACCCAGGCCACCTGTTGCTTCTGCCGCTGCCAGATTCTGATAGCGAGCCTGCCCCGCAAGGTCCTGGTATTGTTGGGAGTTATAGTAATTATTAAGCGCCTGCCCCTGACCTTCGAGAGACGATAAACCTTCAAGACTGCCGATATACTTATCTGCGAGAGGAGTAAACGGCTTCAGGTTGTTCATGATGGTGTTGAACTGCTGGTTTTGCAGGTCTGCGGCATACTTTTGCGCTTCTGCTGCATACTTTGCACTTTTATCTGCGCCACCTTTTCCGCCTTTTTCAGGGCAATAAGGTTCCTCACCGCGCAGTTTCCTGCCCAGCTTAAATGCATATAACATGGCTATCTCCCGTGATTCAGGAAGTCGATTAGTTCTTCGCGTGTGGCGCTGTAAAACGTCACGTCATCCACGCCTTTGAAGTATTTCTTGATGGTTCCTACACGCTTAAGGCCAATCATTGCGCAGTACATCTGACCGTGGCGAAATTTGCGTGCAGCAAATGATGTAACGCACTGAACGGTGGTGTTGGCGAGAATGTATCGCCAGAACGTCAGCCCGATTTCCTTACTGAATCCGCGAATCTCAGGCAGGTACATGGCGTGGCAGTCAAAGGTCAGCGGCTGAATCTCGTTGTAATACACGATGCCACCGAACTGACCATGTACGCTCACCTCAAAGTAACGGCACTCAGGCTTGTAGTCGTATCCGTCACCGTTGTTGCTCCCGGCGATGATGTCGGGATGGTTGCCGACAGTTTCTATCAGGTCGATGTTTCTGGTGGGAGTGAATGTAATCATCAGTTGATCAATCCATGAGTTCGTATTGCATCTTCGAGAGCTTTTATACGCTGTCGCGCCTGCTGCAATCCGGTAGCCATAGCTGATACCTCAGACTGTGTATATGTGGCACTGACCGTGTATGCCTGGTTAGCGTTGAATGCACCGAGAAGCGCAGCGCCTGTTGCTGCTGTCCATCCGGTCTGTCGAGCACCGATAACTTTAGTGCCGCCAACTGAATAGGACGTTGTCACGTTGAGAGGTGACGCCAGCGATTGTGTTGCGGTGGCTGTTTTCGATACGTAATCAGTCTGCAATGCAGAAATATTTCCTTCCGCCGTCGTCACCCTGCCATCAAGAGCACTAACATCAGCCCGCAAGGTAACTATTTCGCCTTCAGCCATGGTTAGCCTGACATCCAGCCCTGCAATTGCATTGGTATTTGCAGTAATACGGATTTCATGGTCATCTACGTCGATGCGTAACTGCTGAATTCTCGCTTCGTGGTCTGCAATCTCAACATCCTGCTCATCGTTCTTCACCTGCGCGTCATAGGCACCTTGCCCTGCTTCATTTGCCTTTCCCGCAATAGCGCCAACGTCAGTCCCCTGCGCGATTACGTAGAGCAGATAGGACCGGCTGAAGACGTTGCGGGGGAGGATAGATGCATCAAGACGAGTGGCCTGGATAACAACGGGATTATTAAGTGACGGGTCTGCCATATTTTACTCCAGACGAATTTGACACCCGGATAGTGTTACTGGTGATTTGGTGATTACCCGCAGTTTGAATCCGATTAATCGACGAATGCGCCCAACACGTTTCCAGATAACACGCTTGTCGTACACAAACGGCTCATTTTGTTCAATCATCTGCTCTCGACCATAGTTGATTCCGTCTGTTGTTGCAGACAGGAACAGTCGGTCAGCGTACTGCGCAACGCCTGTCGAGGATTCAACTTCCAGATCGAAGCATCTGGCGTTATCAGCCTTGAAGATGGGCGTAAACAGTAGGTGTTCTTGTTGTTTGTCGTACTGGCTGCTGATGTCGAATTGCAATTGTCCGATCACCGCTTCTGATTTATCGCCGCACGTAATCTGGTTGCCTTCATACATGAAGTCGACAGCACGATATACATCATCGTAAAGCCCGGTTTTCAGCACGCACCATTGTGGTCCATTCTGACTTGACGATGCGTCGTAAACCAGAACATGACGAGGGAGATGAATAATCAGAAGCTCATGAGAATCGAAGCGCAAAGTCTCCAT